GCCAGCTTTGTCCTCGTACTGACTGATATGAATAGCGTGCCACCACGCCTCTGCTGCGGTTAAACCAAATGTGCTATGGGCATCAGCCCACATCTCTTTGCTGTATTTCTTATCCCATTCAGGGAGAGGTGGTACTACTACAAAGCCTTGAACCTCTATAGCATCGGTCATTTTTCATCTTCCATCTGATTCAAATATATTTCATACGCAGATGGACAAGCATCGCACTCTTTACCGTCGACTATACCATATCCACCGTTGCACGTATTATTTCCGCATTTACCACAGATAACGACATCATGCAGACAGAGGTCACAGTATTCCCAGAAGTGAGGCTTCATATAGATATCTTCTCTACGATCTTTACAAGTTTCTTAATAGATTTACTATCATAGTAGTTCAATTCATTACGCAATTCCCTATGAAGATCCATCAGATCCCTACGTAGTTCACCATAGACAGCTTCAACTATTGCATGCTTCATTTCATCAACAGCACGTTCAATAACCTGTACACCAGACTGTTTAATAAGATCTTCTGCAATCCACTGATTCGCGCCAAGTGTTACAGTAATTGCGTATTCTCTTGCGTAGTTAAACTTATAAGTTGGTGGACTATCAACAGTAAGAGCAATCTTATACAGAGGTTCTTCGATTGGTCGTCTGTTGCCGGTTTCAACGGCTTTAATATGTTCAACTAGTTTCATATATATTTCTCCCACGAGCTGGTACTTGCACCACTGAGATTATCAAAATGCTCTTTCATTTTAATTGCTTGGATCCGATCAATATCTAGTCCAGTATTAGAATTCAGTTCTAATACGTCTAGTTGCCATTGCTCTAGCTTTTCGATACGTCTATAGAGATGCACAACTTTACTCATAAGTTCTTCACGAGTCAATGCTTTTAGTTTCTCGTAGGATACATCTGATTCTACATAACAATCTGGTCTCATATCCATTACTGCGTCATATAGATCGCCTTTAGAGATCATCTTATCTTCTTGTTCGTTTATCCAATGTAGAACTTGATCAAATGAATGCCATTGCACTGATACTACTATATTCTGAAATGCTGTTTTTATATCATTCATCTTACAGCTCCACATCTATAAAGTCAAGTTCACCGATACATTGAAATATTGTTCTACCATACTTGTATGCCATTGTTTTGTGCCAGTGGCCAAAGTACCATTCATCTGGTTGATGAATTTCCAGCAACGACTGCAGAAAATTACCTGTACGAGTAGGATAGCGAGGACCCTTTAGGAAGCCAGTATCCCAGAACATATGACCTGCGATATCATGAGGACAGTCGTGAGTGATCATGACGCGAGGCTTAACAGCTGCATATGTTGTACGAAATATTTCAAACTGCTCATCAGAGCATTCCTCGTCATCCCACCAGTCGTATCCAGCTGTACGCTTATACCAACCTGGAGGTGCATTAGGATTGTCGATACTCCACGCTCCACCGATGAACATCACATCGTTCTCCACGCGTCCATCCTGAATCCAGCCAGACATTGTTTTACAGATGGAAGGATTATCGTGGTTACCTCGAATGAATCGATGCCCACCCGCCTCATGATACTGGTTGATAGACTCGATCCAATAGTCACCCTGACCGAAACCTACTCCAAAGTCACCGATCTGGATCGTAGGACCGTCAAAGGTGTCGATAGCATATACTTTATAGTCATATACCATGCCGTGAATGTCGCCGATCAAACGTGTAAGTTTAGTCATTATAAATCTCCTTTGTGATATCAATCATATCACAATATATAGCAAATGTCAACTACTTTTTAAAGATAAAGAACCATGGAAGCCACACGACCCAGAAGACTGCAAAGAATAATGACGATAGCGCGTCAAGACCGTCAGGATCGCCGTCAGGATTTTTATTCTCATAGTATTCCGTCAGTCTAAAGAATACATAGATTCCTATAGCAAAATATACCACGCTGAAAAATACTTCCATTATAGATCCAAACCTTTGCGTCTAATAGTATTATTAATCATCTGCATGAGACGATCCTTAGTATACATGTCAAAATCCTCACATATATCGTAGAACGCATCCCACTTTTCATTTCGTGACATTTTAGGTTTGTTATCAATGAACCATGCAAACCTTTTATTCAGATTTAATACACGAACCTTTTCATCGTAGTCGTGCTCCTCAAGAAGACTCTTCTTTCGTTTATAGTCAATCACGTCAACCATTATGCAATACTCCAATCATCATTATATTTTGTTTCAATCGATTCATATCCATCATATTCTTTAATACGATAGAGTGTTCCCTTTGGCAGATCTTCGATGCAAAGTTTTGCACATTCACCATTTGCTTTATCACCAAGTTTTTCAACCACTTGAACTAGAACAGGATCATCACGTTCAATATCACGTGTTGCGTAAAAGTGTTTTATACCTTCTACATCATAGTTAGGACCGAACTGGTGTTTGATCTTTTTATATTTCAACCCTTTCAGATTAAGATATAGTTCAATTGCTTCATCAGAAAGACTAAATCCGCCATAGCATTCATTATAAACTACCTTAGTCATTTTCACTTTTTCCAGTATGTATGTTCCACAATATATTCTGATGATAGCATAAAGATAGACTTGTTATCAGTTTCATCTTCTTTAATATTTGTAAGATGGAAAACTATATTCATATCTAAAGGTTTGCTTTTTTCGATAGCGCATACTATCTTTCCCTTAAACGAAGGTCTAATATGATGAATAAATCCAGTTGCTCTTGCTAGATCGAGTACAGACGCGTCTGCAAATTCGTAAGTCATTTTCACCTCTTAATAATAATTACATTATATTTAAAATGTCAATATGATATCGTGTGTATTGCTAGCAACGTTTAGCCTGTCTTTAGTTTCTCTACTTCGGCCC